TCGCTGTAAGCGCTAACGGGATGATTAGGGTCTAGCATGGCCAGCTCAGTACCGGCTGGCAGCTCCGTGAAACCAACTCCACCAATTGAGGGCGGCAGACCATAACCGTCTGCGCCGTCTTCATCGTCGAGATAATCCCCGGTTGGAGTCTTGTAATAACCGACCTTGCTTGCTGCAATCTCTGCCGCTTTCATTTCCGCGCGCTCGTATCTGTTAAGCATCAGCAAATGAATCATCACGGGTGCGAGCCAAGTGGCACCACGGATCTGGTTAGGACGATCAGACTTGTATATATGAATGATGTCTTCGGCCGGGACGCGCTCGTATGAGTTGATATTTGGCGACTGAGTTGGCATGCCGAATATGCTTGGCACTTTGTTCGGTGGCATTTTCCAAAGATAGTACGCAACAGGCTTACCCGCTCGATCAAGCTCGATGCCCTGCACGATTGCGTTGTTGGATTTAGTCGCTTCGCGGTTCAATTCGTAGTCGAGGAAATCAGCATCGTACAGTGCGATTTTGAAATCATTCCCGCGCACGATTCTGACAATCACCTCACCGTCACGCGCCACGGATCTTGCAACCAGACGCTGGATGTCTTCCCAATCTAAGCGCCCATCGCGCGAACAGTTTTCTGCGTAAGTCCAGTTTTTAAACTCGCGCTCGATGGTGCGATTAACTCGCATATCCAGCTTGCCGCGATTGGTGCGCGCTTTGCTTTGCAGCTTCACGCCTTCACCGATGACGTTGGTTTCGACGAGGTTCAGATACCGCGCCACATAGTCATTGTTCTGCTCAAGATCCCGCGCGCGCGCTCGCAGCGTCTCGCCTTGCGTGCGCAGATCTTCGTTGATGCTTTTTACTTCCGTCACCCAGCTTTTGACTACTTCGTTGCTGGCTGCGTCCCAGCGCCTTGCGCCTTTCATGATCTGACCCCGAAGCGCTTGCGTGTTTTGGTGTTGATCTCGCCAGCAGTTTGATCGCGCATTCTTTGCAGTTCCGGTAGGTCAACATAAGAGAAACTGCGCCCAGCGATCGAATAAGCACTCGCCGTTTTTGTAGTCAGTGTCAAAATAGCAGTTTCGAGGTTTTCGAGTCGCTGACGCAGATTAGTGATCGGGTTGGTGGTCGCCTCATCGCGGTTAGCAAGTAGCTCGATCTCGCCACTTCCGATTGTCAAACGTTCGCTGTCGCTGTTGCGCGTGATGTACGCTTGATATGTGTAGCGTCCGACCGTGTAGGCGGCAGTCGTTGAGCTGCCCACCTCGACGATGTAATCAAGTCCCGATGCGGATGCAGTAATCGCGATCTCAGTCGCGCCAGCGCCTTGCAAGCGCAGGGCGTATTTGAGCGTGTATGCGGAATTGGCATATTCTGCATTAAGGTCGGAGCGCTTCCATGCCCAGCGGTCACCAGCTACAAGCTGAGTGGGTTCAGAGGTCGGATAGTTCGCAGAATCAAACGCATTTGTCATCGCGCCATGATCCAGAATGCTTTGTAAAATTTTTAGAGAAAAACTTTACAAATTGCGGCTGATCTTCGACGTTGTTTTGTAACGACATGATCGTGACGTTACAAATTAGCCAATCTTTGTGTGATACCCATTTGGATCAAACAGGAAAAACAGGAAAAACAGACCAAACAGGAAAAACAGACCAAACAGGAAAAACAGGCCAAACAGACCAAACAGACCAAACAGACCAAACAGACCAAACAGACCAAACAGGAAAAACAGACCAAACAGGAAAAACAGACCAAACAGACCAAACAGACCAAACAGACCAAACAGACCAAACAGGGAAAACGGAGCGGATAAGTAAAGCGTTTACTTTTCCGCTTTGTTCACAAAATAATATCGATATTGCTTGCAGTGTGACCGGTCACGCGTATAATGAACAGTGTTACATCGATACACCAATACAAACAAACGAGGGAAAAAGCATGACCAGATACTACGCAATCGACCAAGGTTATTTATATTCTGATAATTCAGCCGAGTATGGTTTTGGCGACTATTGCACAAATTTGATTTACTTCCTTGGGGTTGTAGAGGCAGCATCTCGAAGAGAAGCTATCTCTAAAATCAAAAAGATTCACAAGCAAGCGTCAGGGTACAAAGTTGGATTTTCTGGTATTTCTGGTGCGTTTTTAGTCGAGGAAGATGATTTAGGTTCATATCGCCGTGTTATTGAAGGCGAGGCCGACAGTCGATTGTCTAAAAAAGCGCAAGCTCGACACAGTGTTGGTCGAGAAACATTAAAGCAATTGACAGAAGCCGCGTAAGCGGCAAGAGGGGCGCAACAATGAAAGTAAAAATAGAGTACACGGTCGAGATAGATCAAAAGGTAATGGAAATGTTTATGGACGAGGTTGCTCAAGAAGGCGAGTCAATCAAAGAGTTTGTTACAGCTTACTTGGCTTGTCACACTCAAGTTTTAGACGAAAACATTTACAACGCCCTTGGCGAATATCATCGCACCGACATTGTAAGCTGGAACTTAGGCAAGCGCAGCAGCGGTGTATATCAAAGGTAACCTAGCGCCCGCCGGGGCGCACCAAACGAGGGGCAAGACAATGAAAAAACCAAACGACAATTATAGCGCGCTAGTCTTAGCGCTTGAGCTGGCAGTGACAGCTCCAACGCAAACCAAAAGCGAACAGTTGCTTGCAATGGCTGAGGAACTCGCGGACATCATGAGCGATGTCGAAGTGTTGCGCGCGAAACAGGAAGCTGAAAAAAACTTGGAGGCAGACAAGTGAAAGATCAAATCACAATGTCTAGGCACCACAGAGGCTGGCTAGTTCGATGGCCAGCAACTTGGAGCGATTGGGATTGGCGAACCTATCGCGAAGATTATCTTGAAACTGGCGGAATAGGCGACGAATCTGGATACCGCAAAGCGCAGCGGCGCAAGCGTGAACTAATTAGCGAGCTGAAAGAATTTAAAAAATCGATCGTTGCAAAAACAGCAGCAGAGCGCAAAAGCTCAGAGCGCGAGCGTAAAAAAGAGATGGGCTTAAAACGACTAGAGTTGTGGGTCACTGACGAAGAAACTGCACAGATCCAAAAACTGATTAGCGAGCTGAGAGCGTGAGTTCTCAGTCTTCGTTTAGTATCTGATAAACCCTTTGCCGCGTGATCTGGAAGCGCGCGCACAGATCATCGATGTTTCTGCCGTTAAACTCAGCACGCAGCGCCTCCCTGTCGATTTTGCGCTTTTTCAAAATGTAAACTGTGTCCCCACCCGCTTGCTTATGGAGGGCATCGACAATCGCATCACGCAACTCATCTGCCAAACCATTCTCGACTTTTGAATGCAAAACTTTGGTGATTATCGTCTCAATCATAACCACGCACCATTGGTTTGCGCGTTGATGCTCCACTTGCGCGCCTTTGGTTGCTTCTGTGCGCTCTCTGGTGCGTTCTCAGGCGCTTTTGGCTGCGGGTTAATGGGTCGCTTACGGGTATTGCGGGAGAGCCTCAGAGCGCACAGATTGTAGACTCTCACATCCAGTGCCTCGTTGCGCGCGCGAGTAGTAACCCATTCTTGTCGGGGTCGCCCTTTTGAGTATCTTGTGACCAACTTTTCGGCGGTTAATTGCGCAAAATACTCATCGTCATACGCGACATCTGCCGGAAAGTGACAATATCCTGGCCCTGGTTCCTGAATTGTTAAATACGAGTACACAATCGACTTTGCTTGATCAACTCCAACAGGTTCAGCGCTGATTGCCTTCTTTCTGCGGCGCGCAAGTCTTCTGGCGCGTTTCTGCGCGTCTTCAATCAGGCCGATGCCAAATCCAGAAACGCCTTTCACGGCATAGCACCATTTGCGCTTTGCAACGAAATCGTAGACCAATTGCGTGTTATATCCGCTGTCAATCGCGACCGCATCAGCGTTGAGGTCTTCCAGCACCTCTGAGAGTTCATCCCACACATCAGGGCGCGCGGTATCACCAGCCAGAATGATGTAGTCCAAACTCCAGCTTTCCTCTGTTTTTGTATCCCAGCCAACATGCTCAAGCTCGAGGCGATCTTTTTGCACATCGATGCCAACTGTGGTTTTTCCAAATTCGAGATTTTCAGGGTATTCCTCGCGGCGCGTGATCAGCGCACCGGGGTCTACCTGTTCACCTTGCTCAGTCCAGCACTCACCAAGCACCGTATTAACAAATGTCTTTAGTTGTTCCTGCGATCCTTTCTTTGCAGCAATGAAATCTGTGGCGGCATCTGACCAGCTATACCAACCAAGTGGCGAATATAAACTTGAGAGGTGATAGCCTTTATATCTGCCGGTCGCAGTTGCTCGCCATTCGCCTTTCAGCAGCATGTTCGTCTTATTTGATTCTGAGATTTCAGCTCCGCATTCGCTGCAAACGAGGCATGCGGTTGATGTATCCTGATTTTGCCATTTGATTCGATCCCATGAGATTGTAATCATTTCCGAACAATGAGGGCAGGGCAGATAGAACTGGCGCTGGTCGCTTTGCTCGTAATATTCTTGGATCGTGCAAAGTCCATCGATCGTTGGCGTACTGCACATAAACACCTTGCGATTGCGTTTGAACGTAGCGGTTCGCCGGATAGCGAGCTGCACCGGCGAGCCTTCGCCGTCCACATCGCTGGGGTAACTGCTTGCCTCATCGAGAAACAGGTATCGGGCTGGCATCGAGCGCAGACCCACGTTTGAATTAGATCCGGTTAAG